AGCACCATTTTTATCAAATTCTGCTAATATTAAATCGAATTCAGCTAAATCATTACCTGCATTCCCGCCATCAATTAAAGAAGCTTGGTGTCCTCTGTCTTTGATAGCTTTAAATAAACCTTCAGTACCATCAGGAACTGCAGCGTTTGCTCCAGAAACACTTTTTTCTGCTTCAATCATTGCCATTTCTAAATAATCAGTAAATCTAGTTCTAGTATCACCTTCAGCTTTTAAATACCATAGGTAACCATTTTGACCATCTTCACCACTTACTTCAACCCAACCAATTTGAGAAGCATCAGATCCAGAGACTTGATACATATCTTTAATTATGATTGGTTTGTTGTTAAACTGTTTGAACTGTGGTTCAACAGCTTCAGTTTGTCCTGCAACGCCTTTTGCGAATTCAGAACCAAACACCATTACTTTAATAGTTGCTTGGTCTTTCGCTATTCCACCAGCATCTAAAGTCGCGTGGGAATAAGGATAAACCTGTATAACATCATCATCACCACCAACGTTTACAGCACTAACATAACATCTTAACGTCGCGTTAGCATCTGATACTAAAATAGTATCTCCAACTCTAATTGAATGAGCACCTTCATCAGCTGCATCAATTGAATTGCCATCAGCATCTTGAGTGATAACAAGTTTACCATCAGTATTTGCATCATGGGTAGCTAAATAAGATAGATGTAATCTACCTTGTTCCGACCAAATAACTTGATCAGCAGTCATTGCTTCTTCAGCTCCGACTTTTTCAAGAAGACCTGAAACGCTTCTGTTACCAAAAACTTCAGCTTCTTTTTCGAATAAATCCGGTACATATTGTTGTGCCCATCCTGCAGTATCACTTGACGTAAAATCAATATAATTTGAACTAAGTGTTGCTTTAATTGGATGTGGCCTTACACTGTACGGACTTGGACTAGTAATTGCCATTTTTTTTAATTTTTATAGTTAAACTTTAATTTTTAATTTTAAAACGAAGTTTATTTGTATCATCACCTAAAGCTCTTACCTTCACCCCACCAGTGTCAACTGTACCAGTTTCCCTTGGTGACATATCAACGTTTTTAGCTTTTTGCATTGTTTCTTTTAATGCATCAGCTTTACCTTGTTGGTAAAAGTGATTAGCAACAGCGTCTGAATTCATTGCTGTAAATAAAGATTTATGATACCCATTAGCGTCACTCATCATATTGTTTTTATCTAAAAATTTAGAAATAAAATTATTAATGTCGCTTTGTGTATTTTTAACTGTATCTACATCATTCACATTAAACCTAAATCTTTTATCTCCCACGTTATATTCAAAACCTTTGAATTTAGTATCGAAAACATCATTTGTTTTCTCCATAAAAGTAAGTTTTTGCTGTTCAGCTGTTTTTTGAGATTTTTTATTCTCCGTTGTGTAACTATTATAAAAATCAATAGCTTCCTTTTGGTCAGGTGTTAACTTAACACCGCTTTTGATTTCCGCATAGTAATTGGATTTTATTTTATCCAAATGGCCTTTAGCATTGGCAACTTGCTCTTTAAAAGCCAATTTCTTTCTTTTGACATCTATTGGTTCATCAGTATCCTCATCATACGAAAATGAATCTTCTATAAGAAAATTAATCTCTTCACCATTTAAATGGGGTTTTGTTTGAGTATAATATTCTCTTAATAGAGACATGTCATCTAATTTACTGTAATCCTGATTTAATTTTACATAATCTTCAAGATCACCTCCAGTTTCATTCATAAAGTCTATAACTTTTTGAATATTCTCTGGTAATTCTTCACCAGTTTTTTCTGCTTTATCTACAGCTTCTTCAACTGCTTCTTCAACTGCTTCAACCTTTTCTTTAGCAGCTGTATCAGTCTCTTCTTCCGTAACTTCTTCCAAAACTGGCTGTTCAGTTTCTTCTTCTTTTGTTTCAACCTTTTTCTCTTCCACTTTCTCTTGAACTTCCTCAATAACTTTATCATCTTTTTTATCTCTTGGTTGTTCCTCTTTTTTAGATTGTTCTTCTTTAACCTCTTCTGGTTGTTGATTTTCTTTTGCTTCTTTTTCACTTTTAGACAAATCAACTTTTGTAACCCCATCGTCACTACCAGTAGCAAGTTTTTTCATTTTAGGTTTTACTTTAACCTTTACTTCATCTCCCATAGGAGATTTAATATCAGTAGCTTCTTTAGCTACTTCTTTCTTTTTATTAGCCATAATATAATATTATATAATTAAACATATTACCTAGGTTCAAACATGCCCAGGTCAAAATCACCAGTTAAAACATCATTGTTTTTTGATTCAAAGTTTTTAGGTGGTGAATTTTGATTTCTTTGTTCTATTAATTCAGATTGTTGAGATGCTTGAATTCTAGTTCTTTCATCTTTTCTATCCTCCTTATTAGTTTCTTTTTGCTTTAATGTATCAAGTTCCATTTGTTTCAACTGCATATTTAATTCAAATTCATGATTCATTAAGTCTTTCTTTAATGTTGCTTCTTGTTGTAGTTTTTGCATATCGAACCCTGCTTTTCCTTCTTCAAGTTGCAATTCATTCTGCGCTAATATTTGCTGTTTTTGAGTTTCAGCTTGAATAGCAGCTTGTTGCGATTGCATGTTTGCCTCTGCTTGTGCTTGAATATTTTGCTGCGCAATCTGTTGGTCTTTATCTATTTTTTTAGCTCTTCTTATTTTTAACAACTGGTTTGCTAATCTAACATTTTTAATTTCTCTAATATCTATAGCATCTTCAAGTTCTATATTTTCTTTTGATAACGCAACTTGTATATTATTTTCAAGTAATTGTTTTTCTTCTTCATCAGGTGCTAATTCAATAAATATACCAAAATCATACAAATGAAGATTTTTCATTTCTTCTAATGTTCCAACATTATGTGCACCAATAGCTTGAACAAACGCATCTTTTGTTGGAGAGTATTCTAATACATCAGAAATTCTTAATGATAAACACTCTGCGGTTTCTGCAGTTAAATATAAACCAGCTTGTAGTATATGTCTTGTAGCTGTATTACTGTTAGCAGCTGCAAGTTTTTGAATACCAACTAATGCGTTTTTATCCGGTGTACTAGCGTCTCTAGCTTCATTCAATCCGGTCACATCTCTTATCATTTGGAGATAATAATTATATGTAGCAATTAAACTTTGTAATTTATTACCACCACTATTGCTGGCAATTTCTTGAATAGGTACTTTACCTGGATTCATATCACCTTCTTGTGTCATTGATCTACCAATAACACTACCAGTTTGGAAAAACATATTGAGCGCTTCTTGTGGATTATAATTAGTTCCATTGCCAAGATCAATTTCAGCTAAACCATCAGCGTCTAAATATACTCCATCAGGTACCATCTTACCTAATACTTGCTGTAATTTTAAATGTGTTAATTGAATCATGTCAGCAAACCCTGTTATTCTACCAACTAAAGATTCTATTTTACCTTTATACATTCTTGGAGCAACAATACTATAGTTCATTTTTACTTTAGTATAATCACTCTTAGGTCTTATCATATTTTTAGATAATTCCCATTTCAATAACTTTTCAGTACCTAATACTAATGCTCCATCATATAATACTTCAATAGATTTAGATAGCTTTTTAAATCTTTCATCATCTTGTGGGGGATTAAATGAATCATCTTTTGGTATTATTTTTGATGCGCCAGATATAGTTTTCTTTACTTTATATACATCATTCATGTATGTTTTATAATTAAAATATAAAACCCTAACAATATTATCATCAGTATTATCTAATCCTCTACTTTCCCTCATTCCATTACCATTAGATTGTATTTCTAATAATTCTTCATTTGTTAAATCAGGAAATTGTTTTTTCAGTTCATTAATTGGAAGACTTTTAACTTCACCAACATAATATATATCATCAAAGTATGGTGATTCTGTATGTGAATATATTAAATTAGCTGGATCAACATATTCTACTTTAATACCCTCTGACGTAGTAAAATTATTTTTAACAGCCCCAATACCTAATACTGTTAAATCATAATACAAACGTTTTCTTGTTAATTCATAATTATTACCATCTAATAACGTATTGAGAGCTTGTTCTTCTGCTAGTTCTATACTTTGCTTATAATTAAGTTGCATGTGAATTGCTAATTCCTCTTCATCTCCTGGTAATTTATCTTTATCATTCTCATACAAGTCAATTCCAAACGCCTGAGATGCAAAATCATTTAAATCTTTCGTTTGCATATCACGTAAAATTGATTCCATATAATTTGTTCTCTTACTAACACCATGTGGATCTTGCGAATATGCTTTTATATCATATGTTCTTTCAGCTATACCATTTACAACTATATCAACAAACTTAGGTATAATAGGTACTGGTTTCCAGTCTAAATTAAGATAAGATAAATCACCATTAATAGATAATTCATCTTTATATTTTTGGATAGATTGTTCACCTCTAGCATAAAGTTTTAGTTTGTGAAAATTATTTTGATTACTTCTTAATCTACTCGTGTTACCTCTATGTCCCAACCATTCATGCTCAATAGCCTGTGCTATTTTTAAACCGTACTTGTAACTACGTTTTTCTGCATCACTAACTACTTGACTTGGAAAATGTCCTTTTGTCGTTGAATCTATCATATTTATTTTATAATTTGTGATCTATTGCCAGTGTTTTTATATTTAGCAATATTAATATTTACTTTTTCTTTTTGTATGTTTGCATTTGGTTTATATAAATGTCTATTACAAGCCATTATTGCTAAACCGGAACTTATTGTTGCATCAAATTTTGTTCTTTTATTTATATCAAATCTACTCCAATCATTTAATGTTTTATTAAAATATATGTTTCCATGTGAACCATCGGGTTTAATACCAACATGTTCCTGTATATACATTTCAATCGCTGAGGCGTGTGCTTGTTTTATATCCTCACTTGTGTTTGGAATTCCACCTATTTCTTTTTCCGCTATAGACAATTTATTCCAAATTTTATCAGGTCTGTTCATACTAAAACCTCTATAACCTCTTCTTCTTAAATAATATAGCAATCGAGGTTTATTATTTTCTGCTAATAATGGCATTCCGTAAAAATGTAAAGCCATAAGCATGTCTTCAAAAAATATTTCTGCTGTTTGTGGTCTAGCTATATATTCTAAAAAGAAATGATTTGGAGGTGTATCCTCCATGCTAAATTTAGTTAAACCATGTAAAGCACCTTTAGATCCTTTACCATCAACAGTTCCTGATATATCATAACTATCACAACCAAAAGCGCCCATGTGTTCATTACCAGGATATTTAATACCATTTTTAACAATAATATTATTTTGTAGATGTTTAGGTGGTACCCAAGATACATTAAACCTTCCTTTTAAATCTGGATAAAATATAACCTGGGTATCCTTTACTCCATTAATCCACTGAAAATTTCCAGTGGTTATTTGAGATTCACTACTTGTTTCTTCATTAAAATCTATTTGCTCATATATTTTAGCTAGATTAAATATACTATTTTTAGTTTCGTCTCTAAAAGCATGTTCTTCAGATCTTGGAAATTGTCTATAAAATTCATTTAAAGCATCAGGATCATTTTTTAATCCTTCAACTTCATTTTCCCAGTGATCTACAACGCCAGTATCGATTAATTCTCCATAGAAATCATATGTTGGATCTGATGGTGTATCAAAAACTGGCATACCATACCTATTCATAAATCCTTCATAATTCCATTCCATCGGTATAAACAAACTATATAATCCAGATTTAGTTTGCCCATTTTTATTTCTTTTTGTTACGTCAGAGTCTCTAAATAATTTTTTAAAATTATCTCCACCTTTATCTAACGCATTTGATGTGCTACCCATCATACATTTTCCAATAACCCTACTACCTAATCGTAAACATGTTTTTGTTACTCTCCAGTTATTTAATATATTATCAGGCCTCTCCCATTTACCACTTTCATCATGCACTAGTAAATTGAGTTTTTCCCCGTCATAACTGTTATCACCAGTATTTTTCCAGTCAATAGTTGTATCTAAACCTACAATTTCTTCAATTTGTTCATTTGTTTGAAGTTTCTTTCTAGTAAACTTTTGAGCCGGGACCCTATATGCAAGTTCGCTTTTTGGTCGATCCATACCATCCTGAATCGGTTTAAAGAAAAACGGGTAATTAACAGATATTGGTACAACCTTATCTGTAAACATCTTCTTAGCATCCCAACCAGTCTTTGATAATATACCATATCTTGAATCACTCGAGATAGTAGCAGCGTTAACTGTTTCCGCGCTTGCCATAAACGAGAAACCAGATCGTCTATTTTTGAGATAACATATTCCGTAAGCACGTTTATCTGCTTTACAAGCTTCCCAAAATAAATAGAATAATCTATTTGATTCTCTAAATTCAGGAGCACCCACATCAATTTTTGACCACTGAAGATACATATAGTGAGTACCGGTAATGTAAGTAGGCTTACCATTATTATTAAACCAAAAACCATTTTCCCTACGATTGAATTCCTCATTGATATAATCAAACCATTTATCTTTATGTTCATTGGGATAATCTCTCCAATCAAAAATGGTTTTAACATTTTTCAATGCTTTTGGATATTCGAACTGCTCCCAGTATTGTTCTTTTTTCTTTTTTGATCTGCTATAAATTTTAGTAGTAGGTGGTAGAGCTATTTTAAGATTTTGTATCTCATATATCTCACCTATTTGTCCTGTTTTAC